CTCCGCTGGCAACGGGGGTATCTGAGGTGGTTTGTACGGGGCAACTGGTTGCTTTGCTAGGAAGCCGCAACCGCAAAGCACCAGAGGCAATAGCCAAATCACGCTCTTTTGAAATCTGTTTTGCTTTCTCATTCGATGCCCTCAATGCCGTAGCTGTTGATGTGATAGCTGTTGCTAAAGCAGCTTCTTTCGTCCTTGCAATAGCGTTTAAACGAGCAATCTCTAGTTGTTGAGAAACATTCTCATCATGCTTGCCCTTGAAGTAACCACCACCAAAGGAGATGGTCACAGACAAGACAAACCCTAAGATTACCCAAGGGTTAAAGATACTCATGGTTTTGGTGGCTCATCATTGTCAATTGCTTCAGCCTTGGCAGTTGCATTGGCAATAGCCTTGACACCCGAACGACCAGCAACACCACCTAAAACACCAGTGATAAACACCATAATGGTAGAGATTTGTTGAGTGTAAACCTTGTCGATTGCCGCCATTGCGCCATTCATGGGCTGAGTTACAAAAGAGACTGAGTACAGAAACATACCCATGGAAGCAAGCAGAATGGTCACCAAGACCACGATGACAAACGCCCATACCCTGACCTCAATCTCGTCAGCGGTCAGGCGATTGCTGACATTTTTAACTACTGTAGGCATCACTTTTTCTCCTCTGGTTTAACTAACATATCTGGGCAAGTACCTGTAGCAGTACAAATTGGGGGTTTGCATTCTGGTGTATCCCAGTTCTTAGGGTCTTGGCATGGATACCTAAAGCGGTCTTCACAACCAGCCAGTAACCCGCAAAGGATGCCAACACAAATTGTCAGCATCACTACAGAAAAGTCATGTTTTGTCATTTTTGCGTTTCTCCTGTTCAATTTGCCTACGCAATTTCTCAACCTTCTCAAGTTGTGTCTTCGACTCGTGTTTAACTTCTAATATGTCTACATATAAAAAACCTAGTAGAGGAAGTAACACTGCTATTAATATACAAGCTGCTATCCATCCCATTATGTCCTCCCCCAATTCTTTATGAGGAGAAACCACATCCAAAGGTACACGATAAATATCATTGTTACGGCTAGGTACATTGACTTTGCTTGGAAGTTTCTTTGTTTTTCCCTTCGTAGCCATAGCTTGTATCTTTCTTTAGCCTCTTCTTTAAGTCTGGCTCCTTCTTGTTCTTCCTGTATAACCTCACGCATTTCAAACACTGAACTGTATAAAGCTCCCATTTCAGGAGGACTTTGATACACCATTGTTTCTCTAATCGTTATTTCCAACTCAGCCATTTGTTGCTGTGCCATCACTCTCTTTAAGGCAGCTTCCATGTGGTTCTGATTTGGGTCGTATACGTTCCTTGACTTATCTTCTTCTTCTCTTATGTGTGCAGCTAGTTGTTCTTGCAGTTTGAAAAACTCTGTCAGGTTTTTGACGATGTCAACTTTAAGTTGAGTTTCGTCAACAACAACATACTTAGTCTTCTTAGGCTTAGCCACAGGCTGAACAGCTTGAGGCTTAGGTTTGCTACCAAAGAAGGCAAGAAGCTGAAACCAAAATGTATGTACTTCTTTACCAATACCAACAACTTCGTCAACAGTGCTCTTAATCTCAATAAAAGATTCTTTGGCTTGTTTATAAAGCTCACAGCCAGCTTGTATGTTCTTGACAAGACCTGCCGCAAGGAAACAAAGGCTGATTGGATCAATTTTAAACTCCTATAAGTTTCTTAAAAAACTCAGCAGCAACACCGGGGCCAAATAATACAGCCACCATCACAGCGTATAAAAGATATTCAATCTTTGTCATACGCTTATCGCCTTCTTCAAAAGATTTCTTAATAGATTCATATCGCTGAGCACACACTTCTTCATGTGTCATCAGCTTAGCCTCCGTCTCAGAGATGAATTTGTTTTCTACTTCCATTACCAAGGCACTCCTGTGGCAGTCACAGGGTTCTTTTTCAGTTCAATCTGAGCCGCCAAAGACGCTTCTGTTGCGTCCTTATTTACACCATTAGCCCAAATCCAACCGAGCACTGTTTCTTGTGTCAGGTCGGCATAAGGGATGACTGGTGTGCCATCAGACCATGAGCAAGTGTTGTAAATAGAGGCTGAATGCTCTCCATCTAGTGCTGTGGCTTGCCAGTGAACCTGATAAACAAATCCATCAGCGGTTTGACGGTCAAGTTGGGAGATTGTCCAAGTGATTGTTGACATGGTTTATGCTCCTTCTAAAGCAGTGATACGGGCGGTGAGTGTTGTGATTAGGGCTTGTTGTTCTTGGATGGCTTTCATCAAAGCGTACTGCAAGTCAGTCTGATAAATAGACAAGCGCATCTTTGGTTCTTCGTCTTTACCTGCCCAGTTACTTTCCAACACCAACTCAGGCGCAACAGCTTGCACATCCTGAGCAACCACACCCAAAGTCAGACCGTCATCTTCTTCAAGGTTCTGGTCGATGTAATTAAAGGTCTGCACAGGAATGGCGCAAATCTTGGCAAGGTAGTCACCAGCGGGAGCAAAGTTGGTTTTCTCGCGGCGGTCAGACAGGTTGGAGTCGTTGGCTTGGAAGTTGTAGACACCGCCGTTAGAACGAACTGAGAACCGCTGTGTTCCCCCACTATCATCGGCGTAAAAGTACGGATTACCTATGTTGTTGGGTGATGCCGCCGTGTAGCGGATTACAATGCCATAAGGCTCGGACGGGTGGCTGTTTCCAATAGCCTGAACGTAGTCTGGCTGCCCATGTTCGACGCTCAACCTAGCGGTGGCAAAAGAAAAAGCGCTTGTACGCCCCACCAGCAAATTCCCACTCGCATCCAGCGTCATCGCCTGAGTAAACGTAATAGCGTTACCTGCTGTGCCGGAGGGGGCGGTGTGCCAAGAATGGATGCCACTGTTAATCAGATAACGACCCGCAGCTTCTGTTTTGCTGTATCTGAAACCGCCGCTGCCGTAGTAAGCGGACTGGATGATGTTGACTTCATCTTTGCCAGAAATAAGGCCGTACTCAGATTCGAACGTAGCAAGTGTTGAAGCACTCGGAGTAACTCCCAAGCCGAGGTTGCCGGAGCTGTCTAGGCGCATAGACTCCACGCCACCCTCAGTAAAGGCAATAGTGTCAGCCGCAGGGAAGAAGATGCCTGTGTTGGTGTCGCCAGTAGTGGTGATGGCAGGAAGTGCCGCAGTTCCTGCTTGAACGGTTGTGACACCTGTAGCAGACAGGGTGGTGAATGCGCCAGTGTCTGGTGTTGTTGAGCCAATCGCTGTTGCATTTATCGTGCTGGCCGAACCTGTCACAGTCAATGTCCCAGCCACAGCCAATGTCTTACCAGCGCCAACATTAAGCCCAACTGAAGTGCCTGTACCGGCTGCCGCAAAGACAGCATCTACTGAGTCCAGGTCGGTGTTGATCTTTGTCCCCCAGGTATCGGTCGATGCACCAACCTCTGGTTTTGTTAACAACAAGTTTGTTGTTGTGGTATCTGCCATGATTTACTCCTATGCTGGGACTTGCGTCCATGTCTCTGAATTGTCTGCGATTTCTGTCCATGTTTCTGAGGTGTCTGATTGAGTGGTCCAAGTCTCTGAGGTGTCAGGCACTGCGCCCCATCCATATCCAGTCATTGATCCAACAGAAACAACAGACTGAACCCCAATCATGGCTATTGATATGACATTTGATGCAGTGCCTACCGAGCCTGTACCAGCGTTGCCTGTAATGGCTTGAAATGTGATGACCTCAGATGGCATCGTCTCCACAGCGCCAGTGGCCACATTTCCTGTAATCGCTTTCGTGCTGGTAATCCCAACCAGGCCAACAGCGCCAGTTGCGGCATTGCCAGCCAAGTCAATTGCAGCAGACTGAGTCACGCTACCAACCGCCAAGGTTGACGCATTACCTGTGACTGAATTGGTTGAAGTCGCTAAAACCGATCCGACAGAACAGGTAGATGCATTGCCAGAGATGGCAATCGATACAGACGACCCGACTGTGCCTACATTACCAGTGGCAATCGTTCCATCTTCTTGAACCGACCTGTCGGTGAGTAATGTGCCAACAGCACCAGTCGCCGCATTGCCGCTGATAACGACATTGCCTATGCCGTAAACGCCAAGACCGTAATAGCCTGTTCCATATGCAGCCATGCCGCTGCCCCTGCTTTAAGCCAGCCTGATTAGGCCAGTGCTTGCATCGTTGGTCGGCATGGTCAAGGTGAATGTCCCAGCAGTCACTGTCTGACTGCCAAATGTGTGAACGCTGACTGCCTTGTTTGACTGAGTCGAGTTGTAGATCAGGACCGCATCAAATGCTGTTGACAATGTGACTGCCGAATAAGTAATGCTGGCGCTGGGGGTCACAAAAGCTGTTGTCCCGCTGGTGCTCGGCGCAGTGCCAAAGGTCACTGTCACGCCGCCTGCTGTGTAGCCAGTGCCTGATACCTCATTGGTGGCGCTGTAGGCTGTGGTGGAGGCATTGACAGTGGCGCTGGCCAAGTACAAAGCAGCCTTGAATGTGTCGGCGGTGGTCGCTGCGCGAACAACACCAGTGCCGAAATTGTGGTGGCCGACCAGCAGCTCGCCCTTGAAACTTGTGCACATTGCTTGCGTGTTGGCCATGATTTATTCCTTAAATTGATTGACTAATGCCGTCAGCGAAAACACCACGCTTGAGCACCATGTTGACAGATCTATGCACCAGCTCGCCATCCAACCAATACTCTACCCAGCTCGTTGTCTCGGTGTCGTTGTCAATAGACCCCTCACGCTTTTCAAGCAGTGACTCGTCCATCTCGCCCTTGGTGGTGGTAATCATCATCCAAATGTCCTTGCTCGCGCCATCAATGCGCCGCCAGAGGTTGATCCGCGATCATCGGCAATCTGCAACTGATCAAGACCAACCTGATACAACGATGACCATACAGGAATTCTCTCATCAAACTGTAGGTATGGCGCAGCCTGCAACAAAGCGCCATACAAATAGACATCAGGCGCTTGCGTCAACAAAAAATTGGTTGCAACACTTGATGACAACTTTGTCAACTTGGCGTAATACACCAGCTCTGCCGTGTATGCGCCGTCAGGGATTGGAAGCAATCTGATTTGCTCACCCACAATCGAAAAGTACAGTGGCTTGCCGCTGCTCAAGTATGTGGTGTTTGACAACGAGTCTAATGCATCGATTGTCTGAAATTGCAAAGGTGTTATTGGGTTGGTGTTGAGCTTGATAGACTTGACTTCCAAGAAATCATTTGGCACTGCGCCATATTCTTGAGCACCCGCAAATGTAGCAGTGGCACGCACAATCATCTGGCGGGTGCGCAGCTGGCGCTCAATCTGAGACTCTGCCAGGCTGATGAAGTCAGGGATGGCGGCAGTCAAGTCCGACCTGTTAAGCCAGTCAGCCAGCGAGTCCTTGAGTTCGGTGTATGTCGTGAGTGCCATTAGACTGCCTTTTCATTTTCTTGGATTTCACGCATTACCCAAGTGTGGTCGTGCTTGAACTCAAACATTCCAATGTGGCCGATCTCTTTGCTCACATCGTGATCAATCCATATCTTAAAGCCTGCCTCACTTGCTTTCCTACAAAAGAAAACATCCTCGCCAATGTAGCCTCGTTTGTCATGCCGCCAAGGTGTTTCAAACCAAGGCTCAGACAGCGCTGCAAAAACATTTTTCTTGATCAGCATCACGCCCATACCAACCGATCCAACCTCTTGCAAGCCAGTTGATTCGGGCATCGAATAAACCAATTCTCGTTCGCCGTTCTCTTTGTAGATCTGCGCGGTCGGTCCTGTGGGCATTCTGCGTCGTGCGCAGTTGGTGGCTACGATGTCCAGATCATGCTTGAGCAATCGTCCAACCATGTCCTGTGGAAACCGCATATCTGAATCAATAAACAGTACATGACTGCAATCCTCACGCATCGCATCCAAGCACAACTCAGCTCGCTGATTGGCAATCAAAGTGCCTTGCGAGATTTTTAGGCTGACAGCGTCATTGGTGTTTATCGTGTGGTACGCCACCATATTGACTAAGTCATAGGCAAACATGGTGTGAACCATGTCTCTGGCTGGCGTGCAGACCGCAATGTATTTCATACCTCTCCTGGCCGAGTTCTAAAGTGCCGATTCTCAGGGTCGTTAAGCCAGCGCTTCATGTAAGCCTGATCTTCTAACTTTCCTTCTTTTTTGAGTTCGTAGTACAGGCTCAATGGGATAGACGCTACGCGAGAAAACTCACCCCACCTGGCTCTTTCATCGACTTGATTGAATTCTTGCTTGTTCTCTTCAATGATGTCTGTGACATCCTGCTGGGTCTGAATCGTTGCCTCATCAGTTTCATCGTTGTAGTGCCATGTTCGCTTGATCCCAAGATCAGGATTGACATCAAAAATTTTGTTATCCATGATTTTAAAAAAGGGAGGATTGCTCCCCCCTTTCCCTTTACTTCGTTTAAGAAGTTATCAAGTCTGCTGCCAGACCATGAGCATTTTCTGCCAAGATCTTCAATCCAAATTCAACCAACAGCATACGCTTGTCGGCATCGCCTGTTTTCGCCAGTTCGATTTGCTGGTATGGGCGCAGCACAACCATCTTGGCGTAGTCAGGGTCAAGCACAAACGCATCACGCTCACGCTGGAACCGGTTTGGAACCACCTGCACATTGCCAAAATCACTGACGTAGACATCAGCCGCGCCGATGATGGTTGCAGGCCGCGCACCGCCATCGATGTTGAAACGGCTGGATGCGATGCCAGTAAAACCAGAAACGCGTTGCTTGTTGACAGGACCGACCATCAGGATTTTTGGTGTACCGCCAGCAGTCCACACCTTCTGAATCACATTCTTGAGAATGGTTTCAGTGAAAGTGCGGGCTGTGCCATCAGTGCGGCCTGCGTTTGGCAGTGTGGTGTAAGTTGGGCTTGCACCATTGGTAGTGTCAAAATCGACATTGGTCTTCAAAAATGCCAGCAAGGAACCAGTCTTACGCGCAGTTGTAGTGTTACCGGCGTCTGCACCAG